TTTTTTTTCGTGGTTAACCTGCCTTTCGGCAGGTTATCCCGGTTTCCCGGGTCGGGTCCACGCCAACAGAATCTCAGGTCGGGAGCAACTCTCTAGTGGTCTTAACAACCACTAGGCTAGACGAAAGCTCAGCAGGTTTTGTTTTGCATTGCAAGACAGGGCTGTAAACAGTTTCCCGTCAGGTTGCTTTCCACCCCTTCATCGCATCTCATCCTATTCTGCTTCTACCTTCCTTCAATTCTTTGGTATTACCCTTCACAGACGTGGCAATATCGGTAGCTCTCTTACGATCTTGAACCCTACTTTATTATAGAGTTCAGCCCGAAGGTCTTGGGCATTAAGATCGCAATCTACCGGGATACCGTTGATGCAGGTGGGAGTTCTCTTCCATTTTGTTATCAGCCTGTTAACATCCTTAATCGTGTTCGAATACGATTTATAGCCGGGCCGCTGGCTAATTTTGCCTAGCATTTCAAAGCCCTCACCGAGATCATCTTCGGTAAGCCATAAAGGATTGTTAACATATCCCCTGATCAGGCGCGCTGTGCAGTCTTCATCACTAATACCATATCTCTCTAGTTGTTCATCCCAATCATCCCCGTCTCTTTCTATTTCTAGATCAGAGCACCCGAGAATGTTTCGAACATGGGAGACCTCGTTACCGAGTACCTTCATTGCTGAAGGAGTAACTAGATGAGGCGTGATAAACTTGACATAGTTGTCACGCTTGGTCTTATGCTTTGTAAGCTGAAGGTATAGTGCTGCATCAAAAGCGCTGAACCTGTAGGTGGATAGGGGACAAAGTCCTAAGCCGCCGACTGTTCTTGGTAGATGGAAGTTTACGGAGGGGATCTTCTTCCTCTTTTCGTAATATCCGAAAAACGCGTCATATTTCATCACTTGACGGTCGTTGAACTCCTTCTGTGCATTCTCAATCCACGCACCATCATACTCAAACCCTCCGGTTAGCTGTTTGCGGAAGGTTGCCTGTCGCTGTGGTAGAGTAATATACCACCGTTCTGCCACAATTCGTCTTTCGGCAGAACCATTGGCCCATGACTTGTTGACCTTCTTAAGGTAATCAGCTATGGCCTGTTGGCGACTAAGTTTCGTTAGGTCCACACCTAAGAACTTGGCAAACCGTTCGTCGGTCCAATCTCTAGTGGAGTCAACCCTCAGCTTTTCCAAGCTGGGTGGAAGGGCTTCTCCTGTGGCTGAAGATCTTGAGCCACCATAGAGCAGACGACAGTTGAGTATGGGTAATCTGATCGCTTCATTTCCTCGTGTGACCTTGTACATCTCAGAGTTTATTACTAATACTCTTTTATGTGTGTAGTTCTTCCCAAGTGAAAACTTGAGGCCACATCTCATTGTAATGTCCTTCCATAGATCGTAGTGATGATCGTCTACAGATCTGAACAGAATGTCGTCACCATTAACGCACATTGGAAGCTCCCTTAACGAAAATCTTCTACCGAGCCTCTTCTCATACGAGAGGAGCGTTGCTGCCAAGTTAATCAGGCAGAGAACGGGAAATGAAGCAGGTGAGCCCATGAGCTGTCCCCATGTCTGGGAACGGCACTCAGGGTCACAGGCCTCGCCCTTGTTATTATAGTAGAGATGATGTTGAGTGAGAATTCGGTTAA